GAATAAGATTGTTTATAAGTCTTACCTCGATAAGATAGAGAAGAATATCTATGCTACAGCCATAACTGATTATGTTTCCAGTTACATGTATGGGGACACTATTCAGTATGAATTTTCTCTGGTATCCGATAGTACGGAAGGTGAGTTTCTTGCTAATCCCAATACTACACTCACAAGACCTTTAAATTCATCTTCTAGTGCCATTGACAGTAGAAGAGATGTTACCACAATCACTGTAGAATCTACTCTTGGTTTTCCAGACAAAGGATTGGTCTTTATTGAGAATGAGGGTATCTTTTATGAAAGTAAATCCTTTAATCAATTCTTTGGATGTATCCGTGGTTATAGGGGAGTGGAGACAAAACACCCTGCCGGTGTGGAGGTTTATGGACCTTATTTTATCGAGTCCTCTTATGTTGAGAATGATGAAACCTATATCACTCGTTCTTGGCCTTTGGGTCTTGTTAGTGATGTAAGAATAGATGATGGTGGTATTCTTCATTCGATTCAAGATGAAGTTACCTTAAATGGACCTGGTCGTATTGATTATAGAGAACCTATACTTGAGTCCTTCGAAGATAACGAAAATCATAATGATGAACTCGCTAGAACAACAAATGCTGAGCCACTCCTCCCATATATTGGTAATTATACTTGGGGTGTTAATGGGGTATATTTCGATCACGAATATGTCTTCATTTCTTCCAGTAACCTACCAGAGTATCCAGTAGGTCTCTTTAGTAGTAATGACACAACGGGAGAGTTTCTTCAGGGTGAATTTGACATTCATGTCATCCCAAGGAGAGAATCAATTCAACCTAATGACGAAATTAAATACAAGGGAACTGGTGGTATTGGTGTTTTTGTAGATGGTGTTCCCGCTTACAGTAATGTCTCTCTAGATAAGTTGGTTCAGGGTAAGGTCATCGATTTCCCCATTTACGATCAAGGTGAGAAGTATGTAACCCCAACCATTCTTATCAATGATGTAGAGGGTCTGGCTGAAGCCACAGTAGATACCAATCTGGGTCATATCCTTTCCGTTACTTCTACCAGTGAAACTCCTTATACGGGACAACCATCTATTAGAGTGACGAGTGGTGAAAATGCTCAAGTCCTTCTTCAGTTTGATGTTTATGGTAGAGTAACCTCAGCTCAAATTACCAACTCTGGTCAATACTATTACGATGTTCCTAGATTGGCTGTTGTTGATAGATCAGGTAGAGGTAAGGGAGCGACATTAAGTTGTAAAGTTAATGGTGTTGGTGGTGTTGATCAGATAAAAGTATCTCATAGTGGTATCGACTATAACCCCGCCACGACTACTGTAGAAGTTGTCACAATTGGTAAAGGTGCCAGTATTGGTGCAAATGTAGAGTATTATGACTTCAATCGATGGAGTCTTATTGAAACTGCACCTAATCAGTTTGTTGACTCTGGTAATGGTTACCTCTATCCCGATAGTGAAGGGGTAAGAAACAAATTTGCATATATTGCAGATCCCATAAAGTTAAGAGAAAGACTTGGAGATGATGGATTCCAACACTCTCCTTTGGTTGGTTGGGCTTTTGATGGTAACCCCATATATGGTCCAATTGGTTATAGGAACACCAGAGATGCTTCTGATGGTTTAGTTCGTCAGAAATCTGGATACAGGAAGAGAGCAGACAGGGCAGATATGATTCCTTCAAATGGAACAGAGCCTGGTGTCACTCCACCTAACTCTTCATTTCCTACAGGTACATTCATTGAGGACTACTACCACGATAACAGACCCTTCAACTCGGAGACGGTTGATGGTAATGATACCCTTGATGTTTTTAATGGAAAGGTATGTAACACCCCAGAATTCCCAGTAGAGATTTATCCCGATGGGGTCTATTGTTACTTCATCACAGTTGAGGCTGATGGTACACCAGCTTTCCCCTACATTATGGGTCCAACCTTCAAGAATAGACCAATCTCACAGACACTTAATGTAACTGACAATCAGGATTTTGTTCCTATCACATTCAAGTTGGCTGACCCATCGGCAACATATGATAAACGAATTATTGATTTTGACTTCGATAAAGTTGAGAGATATAGAAATCCCTATTTGGAATCCACAAAAGATGGAATCAGGTTAGAAGTATCTGATGTTTCACAGGGTTATGTGTCTGGTATTCAAGTGGAGGATGGGGCACCATATAACAGGATTGTTGGTGACTACCTGTATTTTGATGATACAGATACGAGAGGTCAAGGTGCTGTAGGTAGGATTACTCATATCTGGGGTGTTGATGTAGAAGACAATCACGGTATCAGAAATGCTACAAATACTAGACTTATTTCCCATCACCAACAGATTGACCTTAGACATTATAGTAACCTCAACCTAGAACTCGGAGCAGCAAGAAGAATCGGAACAATCAAAGCTGGCCAGGAACCTACAGAGGACCTGTATCCTATTGTCCTTCTTCCTATAAGAACAGGTGATTACTTTGTTTATGTTTCTGAAGGTACTGCTTGGAATGGTGATGATGTTGAATTGAATAATTGGGCTGTAGCTAGGGGTTTCGGTTCTAGTGTAACTTGGAGTAATGTTGAATATTACACTGAAGGAGAATTTATCTTTATTGAAGGTAACTACATCTACACTTCCAGTGGTGCTCAGGCTGTTATTGAAACCTATGAGGATCAAATTCTTACGGTTCATACAGATACACCTAACTTAGTTTTGGCTGGTGATACTTTCTTTGATGCTAAGGAAAATATTGTTGAGATTCTGTCAACTGAAGTTCTCCCAGAGGCACCTTCACTCTTAAGTAATGGTAGTCCATTTAGTGTTGGATCATCTACCTATTTCGGTAACTTCATTCCAGAAAGTGAAGAAAACCTAAAGGTAGGTGATCTTTGGTGGTCTGATCAGACGGGTCGACTCTACATCTATTATGATAACGAGTGGATATGTACTCAACCCATTGGTACTAAACCAATGATTGGTGCTTCCAATACTGGAATAGGTACACACGAACCAACATCACAGATTGTCTATCACCCACAAACAGAAAGAACAGTCACTATTTCCACTCAGGCACCTCAACTGAGGACTGATGGGAGTAATCTCATTGAAGGTGACTTGTGGTGGTCACAACAAACTGGTATCCTTTACATCCGTTATGAGGGTATCTGGGCTTGTACTGACCCCAATGGCACTATTCCACTAGAACCTTATGATGCTGGTGGTAGACCATTTGCGTTTGACCCAGATCCAGGTGATCAATCGGTAGGTTTGAAGGTTGTTGTATCCTTCAAGTCACCTGATTCATATAGTCCTGTTATCGGCGCTGATGGATCTCAAACCATCACACTTCTGGGAACGGACCCCAATAACTTGTTAGGTCAAGATATAACAATTGATATTACCGAGAATGGAACTCTCTGGTGGTCTCCAAGTGGTATTGGTACTGGTATGATGTATATCAGATACCAGTCAACTTGGGTTATCGCTAACCCAGTTGGATCCCTGACATCTATCTACGCACTGGATACATCTGCTCCTGATGGTGGTGGACAATTCCCTGGTGGTGGCGGTCAGGGGCCTGGTGGTGGAGCTGGTGGTGTTGGTCCTCTTCCCGAGAGTGACACTCAACCTATTCTCTACTTTAGAAACACCGCAACATTCAATGTTGGAGATATCATTGAGTTTAAAGTTGGAGCTCCCGGTATTGAAGCAAATGAAAAGGCAGAGATTCTACAGAAACTTCCTCAGAATGGACTTAGGGTCGATAGGGGCGTAGAATCAACAACGGCACAACTAATTCCCGATGGCACCAAGACAGAAAACCTCATTAACTTTGTTTATGCTATCGAAACGGTAGAGCCTCATGGACTGAATGATGGAGATGAGATTTTTATTGAAGGATCCAAGTATGAAGAAATTAATGGATCGAGAATTATCGATAGAGCTGGTAAAGTTAAACTCGCTTTAGGTGAAGGTGTACTGACTGGTGATGAGGTAACAGGATTTACTCTATTCAATAAAGGTAGAAACTATCCTCAAAATGTTATTGTCAAGTTTAATGGTGGTGGTGGAAGTGGAGCCAGGGGATCTGCTGATGTTGATCCAACAACTGGTGAGATTGTAAGTGTATCCATCACTGAACCGGGTTCTGGTTATATTGCGGCACCTATTGCTGTTTTCGGTGACGAACTACCCGATAATATGATTTTCTTCTATACTACACAATTCTATGAGACAGATGACCTCGTAAAGTATTCTTCCAGAAGAAATGGTATTCAGGGTGAGGTAGCTTATGCTGAAGTGACTTCAGGTGGTGTTGGATATGAATCCATTCCACCAATCCTTGGGTCTTATCCAGGATTGGCGGATAGGGCACTACTTGAGGTGGTTTCTGAACCTATTTTGAATAGGGCAATTAATGAGGTAAATGTTATCTATGGAGGTAATAGGTATGTAAATCCTCGTGTTATTTTCTATGATGAAGAACGTAGAGGGTTTGGTGCCGAAGGTGTAGTAAATGTAGTAGGCGGTAAAGTTACTGGTATTACAATTACTGAAGGTGGAGAAGGATACGAGGTTCCAAAGGCATTTGTCGTGGAACAAGATGGTAAGTACATTCCAATTACTGATACTATTGGTTCTATTCGTGGATTTAAGATTATCGATCCAGGTCGGGCTCTGAGTGCTGACCGGTCTCTAAAACCTGAGATTCTTATTACTACTAGATGTATTGTGTCACCCACTGACAATAATGTTGGAGAGTTTATTCCAGGTAAAGTAGTATACCAGGGTGATGAAACTAACTATAAATTAGTATCTGCAGTTGTTATTGAGTATCAAGCAGATAAACAAGTAGTTGTTCTTAAAGATGTTGATGGTGTATTGAAAGATAATGAAATTCTATATCAGGAAGGAACAGACACCGAGTTCCTTATGGTGAGAGAGGGTCAGGCTGATTGTTCTATTGTTATTAACGCCGAATCTGCAAAGATAGGTCGTTGGTATGACGATACATCAAAGATTAGTTCTGAATTGGCAGTTATTCAGGATTCTTACTACTATCAGTGGTTCTCCTATGTTATCTCTTCTCCCCTACCCCAAGTCAAGTATCAGACTTTCCTGGATAAGATTATTCATCCAGCTGGGTTTGTGCTTTTCTCAGATCTCAAAATCAAATCTGAGGTTTATTGTCCAGTCACACCAGAAGATTATATCAATGAAACAATTGGTTCCGTTACTATCATGGGACCCGATGGACCACAATTCACTTATGACTATGTAACTGAAACTGTTCTGGCTGAAGATCCTGATGGTCAATTTCTTGAGATTGATGTAACTAGAACGGATGATGAAGATTTTGACCAATCACCACTTTCTGGTTTAACGACTACTCAATCAAGTGTGTCTTCCACAACATCTTCTTCAGATTCAACTCAAACTTCATCATCTTCCGGGGGGTCTGGATACTGATGGTTAAGTTATAAATAACTAAAAATAAGGAACCATAAATCAAATGACTTCCACCCCAATTGCATACGATGTAGTAAAGATCAGTGAATTAGAACTTATTGATAGAGTACTAAATGGTAATGATGAAATTGTTGTCAATGACCTTTTAGTTGCACCCACAGAAACCAAAAGATGTAGGGTTATTGATCTTGCCGACTCTATCAAACAATTTGTGTTACCCATTGCGAGTGACACTTTGTTGGGTGGTGTTAAAGTGGGAGATGGTCTTACCATCAATCCAACTACAGGTGTTTTGACAACTGATGTTGTCAACTTTAATGATTTGGCTGATGTCACCATTGACACTCCAATTAATAATCAATTTGTCACTTATGATGGCACTGGTTGGGTAAACACCACAGCTAATCAGGCATTTGTTGAGATGTTTGGTGGGGATGCCATTGAAATTACAGGTAAAGGTACAAGTTCAGAAGTAATCAGTGTAAAACCTGGTGATGGCATCACCATTACCAATGATGCCGTAACTGTTAGTACTGGTCCTGGTCTTGCTCTTGTTAATGGTAGAATTCAAATCAATATTGGTAATGGTTTAGAATCCAACAATAACATTATTGCGGTTTCAACAGTCGCTCCTCTTTATTTCACTAACTCCGGTGATCTTGCATTAAATTATGGGTCTGGATTGTTACTCCAGAATAGTGCATTGGCCCTGGACACTTCAATGGTGACCCTCAAAGATGCTAATGGTAACGTTGACATTGCTGGTAATCTTACTGTTCAGGGAAGTTTGGTTGTAAATGGAACAAATAATATTCTTAACATTTTTGGAGACTTATCTATTGGTGGTTCCGTCCTCAATGGTTTGGATATTCAAGGAAACACTGATATTAATGGAGATCTTGTTGTCTCTGGAGATATTACCGGTCAGAACATTAACTCCCTTTCCGATGTTAACCTGAAAGAGAATATCAAAACACTTGATGGTGCCCTCGATAAAGTCAATGGACTTCGTGGTGTTTCTTTTGATTGGAAGAGAGATGGTAAGGCCAGTGCTGGTGTGATTGCACAAGAACTTGAGGAAGTTATTCCATCATTGGTTGTAACCGGAACTCAGAAAGCTGTTAATTACAATGGATTAATTGGTGTATTGATTGAAGCAGTTAAGGAACTTTCAAAAGAAGTTGAAGAACTTAAGAATAAATAAGTAAAAGTCAGACTCTATTATGGCTACGGCTAACATAAACGATCTAAGAATACATAATGCTAGAAATTTCCTAGAGGCTCTTCATGGACCTAATGGAGAATATCGCAGTTACATATTCTTAGGAAGAACAACTACGTGGGAAGTTGACGACGAGACACAGGACGAAGTTCCACCTACACCCACAAGTGCCATTGAGGAGTTCTATAGAACTTATCAAGAAATGATATCAATGAGATACATCCAAGAAGATGATGTATTTTATATGATTCGTAGAAATGCTTGGGTAACTGGAACGATTTACGATATCTACAGACAGGATTATACTCCAACTAGACTTTCGTATAGTGGAGCTAGGAATCTTTATGATGCCACTTTTTATGTCATCAACCAAAACAATGTTGTTTATGTGTGTTTAGACAATAATGATAATTCCGCCTCTTCGGTTGAGCCACAGAATGACTCAAGTGATGCGTTTTATACTTCTGATGGATACCTTTGGGTGAAACTTTATACTATCAGCAATGTTGATATGTATAATCACGCAACGGAGAGATACATTCCAGTCACAACTGAATCATACTCATCCACTACTGAGGGTGCAGTTTATACCGTTGAGATTGAAGTTGGCGGTACTGGTTACACAAACAACCCAGCTGGAATCGGCAACCAGATTCCTTTCTACTTCTGTAATATTGTAGGTGATGGAACAGGTGCTGTTGCTCGTGTCAGTATCGCTAACCAGAAGATTATTGAGATTATCGTTGTGAGGAATGGAAGTGGTTATACTTATGGTACTCTTGACTTTACTGCCTTCAATGTATATACAAACCTCACAGACTTAGACCAACAGAAGAGCTCTCTAGACCCTCTCGGTGATGGTAACTTGAGGACAAAGGTTATTATTACTCCTCCCGGTGGATGGGGATATAATGATGACCCACTAATGTCGGAAGAAGAAAATAGACATTATGCCGAATTCCAATTAGCGAGACAACTAGGTGGTACACGAGTGGGGGTTTTCTCCACGCTCAACTATCCTTTAGCTGATTTTGCCGAAAATACACTCTTCCGTCAGATTGGAATTCTTCAAGATCCAAAGTTTTCCCCAAGTGCTGGTGTAAATCCAGATACGGCGACAGCTTGTTTTGCCGTTAAATTATTAGATTCCAGCTTCGAAACAGATTATATCATTGGTGAAACGATTCGGCAAGTTGTTAGGGTTCTCGATACAGGCGAACCCGACAAGTATGCCATTGGTCGGGTTGTTGGTTGGGACAATGTCACACAAGTATTGAGATACATTCAGATTCCACAGAATCATGCTGACAGTGATGGTGTCCTTTATAGATTTGAGGGTGCTGCTGAGGTGGAGGGTATGACATCAGAGAAAAAGGAATTCCCCGACACTATGTTTAATCTAGCTTCTTCTGGCGTTCAGTTTGAAGATGGATATGCCGCACCAGAAGTTGAGAGATATAGTGGATTAATAACTAACGTTGTAAATATCTCCCCCATTAAGAGACAACCCAGTCAATCCGAGAAAATTTCCCTCATAATCGCCTACTAAATAATTACATAAAGAAAGTTTATTAGAAGATGGCTCTCCAAACGAATACTAACGTAAAGCCTTATTATGATGATTGGGAAGAGAATAAAAATTATCACCGAGTTATGTTCAAGGCTGGTTTCCCAGTCCAAGCCAGAGAACTAACTCAGTTACAAACGATCCTGCAGGATCAGATCGAAAAGCTCTCGACACGATTCTTGTCGAGTGGCGATACGGTCCAACCCGGTGAATTCTCTCTGATTAACCCTGCGGTTTATGTCCGTGTGTCTTCAATGACACAGGGTGCCACCGTTGATGACTTTGTCGGTTTCTATGTAACTGGTGCAACTTCTGGTGTAAAGGCTCAGGTTCAGTTTGCTGCAGCTAGAACCGATGATGACGATGCCACATTCTATGTCAGTTATGTGACTGGTGGTGCCACTAGTGAATACAAGACCTTCTTGGAAGGTGAAGTTATAGAGTCAACTAACCCTAACTTCTTCACTGCTGTTGTTGGTGTATCCAATATCAGTAAGCCCGTTAATACTCCCGCCATGGGAGATGGTGTGATCTTCAATGTAACCGAAGGCACCTATTTCATTAATGGTTTTATGGTTAATGTTGAGAATCAAACCATTATTGTTGAGAAATATGATAAGAAACCAACCTGCCTGATTGGTTTTAATGTAGATGAAAACTTTATTACTTCTAATGAAGATACCAGTCTGTTAGACAACTCTCAAGGTTCCTCTAACTTTGCTGCTCCTGGTGCAGACAGACTTCAAATCACACTGACTTTGGTGAGACTTGAAGTAGAAACCCTCAGTCCTAACTTTATCCGACTTGCGACCCTCCTTGAAGGTAACTTAGAAGGCAAACAGGATAACACAGTAAAGTGGGATTGGTTATATGACATCATGGCTAAGAGGACTTTTGACGAGTCCGGTAACTATATCATTGATGATTTTGTCATCAAGCCCCTAGAATACATCAATAATGATGATATTAAAATCAGTGGTTTCTTTGACCCAGCTGTAGATATAGACGACAATCCAATTACTGATGATAATGGTAATGCACTTTATCCACCAGTTCCCCCCAAGAACCTAAGAGATGACTTAATCATTCCCGATGACTATCTAACTTTCGATGAAGCCGATGCAAAGTATGTTATCAATATATCTCCAGGAGCGGCATACATTCAGGGTTATGAAGTAGGTTTTAAAACTTCTGTTCATGTATTTGGTAACAAAGCCAGAACTCTGTCATTCAGAGATAATACCATCACTCAGGTGACACAGGGTGTTAACATTGTCGTTAGTAATGTTTTTGGTGGTGTTGATATTCAAAACTCCGTTGGGGATGGATCCTCTCTGGCATTTGACAATGTCGTTGTCTATCGTAGTTTTATCGATGGTTACGTTGGTGATTCGGTTGATACGAATGGACGACCTTTGAATAGAGGTAACGCTCCCTGGACAACCTATCACATTATTTGTGATAGTAATGTTGGAGCAACCAACTTTGGTAACAATGAAGTTTATAGAGAAGGTAAGAGTGTCGTTATTGCTGCAAGTTCCCCCAATGGTCTTCAAAGAGGAGACACTTTGGGTGGCGCTAGTATTTTGGTATCTACTAAGGTTATTCCCTATCCTTCTGGTGTAATTAAACCCAGATACATGTATCCCAATGGTTTGGTTGATAGTGGAAGTGGATTCTTTGGTTATAACTCCACATTTAGACTTGGTGTCCTAGAATCTTCTTTCTTCACAGAACTTGCTGTTGTTGATGAGTATAATGGAGGCACCAATTGGGTATTTGGTGATCTAGTTTATGGTGAACAAAGTCAAGCTATTGGTGTTGTTGAAGAAGGAACGACTAGTAATGGACTTGTCCTTTCCAACATTGTCGGTAGATTTGCCAATAATGAGATTGTTTATCAGGGTGATGGGGCCTCTAGAAAAGAATCTAGAATTCTTAGAGAAGGTGAGGTTGTAGGTTTTGCCTTCACTGATGCAGGTCCTAGTAATAACATCTATGATTTGTCTGGTCAAACCACATTAACAATCACCACCTTAGGTTCTGAGTTGACTCTGACACAGGGTGCTGGTGATATTGTTTGTAACCCCACGGAAATTAATCTCACCCAACAGGGTAGAGATAAATTATATTCCTTCCCATTCCCAGAGGGAAGTCCATTCAGAACTAATAGACTAAACTACAATGTTACCACTAATGGTGGTGTTACTGGTTTTGCTATCGTTGTTGCTGGTAAAGTTACGAATACACTTCAAAAGACTAAGTCATTCTTCTCTGCTTTGGAAGACCTTAATGACTTCTCGGCTGACATCTCTGTACAAAACAACGCAGAGACCGATATTATTCTCGTAGCTCAGAATAGCCTATTCACTGGTGCTACTGGTAATAGTTTTGTTACCTGTGATAGTTTGTCGGGTGACCCTTCTGATGAATTGGTATATGGTGATGTTGTCACTTTGGTGGATGACAATGGTTCAGAAATCAACAAAATGGTTTACTTTGTTACCAAACCAGTTGGTTATGGTACACAAAGAAGTTCTTCTAGGATTTACTTCACAACCAGTTTGAACTTTAATATTACTGGTAAAACTATCCAGAGGGTTAGACTTAAGTCCCAGGGTTCTGCTGAACAGACCTTGATATATGCACTTCCTCAGAAAGTAATTAATACTCTTGAGAAAGATCCCCTGACTACTGGTATTGATTATCAGGTATATCGTGAGTTCTTCGTTAATATCGCCAACGGAACTTCTTCCGTTACGATTACTTCCGGTAGACCTAACGAACAGTTCATCTCCAACAATAGTAATACCAGTCTGGGTATTGCCGAGAACCTTACAAGACCTCAAGATCCTAATAGGATTGAGGGTAGATTCTTGACGGTCTCTAGTTATGTCCCACAAGACAACAACACCACTATGGTGTTTAACTTGAATAGAGCAATCACTGACTCCTGTACCGTTAAGATTATAACTCCAGTCCAAATCACCAATGCGAAAGCAAAGAGAAAGATCTATAGAGAAGACGTAGTCATTAGAATTCCTACAGACAAATCTACCGAACAAGTCATTTCGTTGGGTATTACTGATGGATTCCAACTTAAATCAGTCAAGAACTCTTTAGGAGTTAATATCACAGACAACTACTACTTTGACAATGGTCAGAGAGATAATGTTTATGACATCGCTCGATTGATTCTAAAGCCTGGTCTACCCGAGGCTTATGGAGAACTTGAAGTTATTGTTGACTACTTCGACCACGATAACATCGGAGATTTCTTTAGTGTCGACTCATACACTGACCAAGATGGTGTTGATTATGGTCTCATTCCTGTGTTTTTCCCAACTACAGGCAAAACAAATGCCAGTTCCTTCAGTAATAATCCATATATTCTGAGAGATTGTATCGATTTCCGACCCATTGTCAATACCTCAGGGTCCAATGCCTCTGTAATTGCCT